GGTCTCGCCAGTGATCTATTTGATCGGCCACGGCCACGGCCGTTTTATACCAGGCCGTCGGGCTGATGATGGCGCGCGGGTTATCGTCAGGTGGCCCGGCTTCGACCAGCTCGGCCGCATAACGGCGCACGGCCTCGACGACAAAAGCCTGGGCCAAAGGATCGCCCGGGTACATCGTCATCAGATAATTTATTTTTTGGATGTTTGTTTGTGTCTTCATGCCGGTCCCCTCATGGCTTGATGGTGAAAGACTGATCGGCAAACCAGTCATTTATCGCGCTGTCCAGATCAATGGCTTCGGCCAATTTTTCCGCGTCAAATTCTCCGGCCAGGTCGGTCAGGTCAACATCCCCCGCAATGATCGTCAGCTGGCTGTCGGTCAGCTCGGCGGCCAGGTCGCCCATGCTGAGATGTCCGGCCAGCTGGGCCAGGTTGACGTTTTCGGCAATTGCGGCCGGGTCCAAATGGCCACTGGTCAGCTCGGCCCGGATCATGTCGGCCACCATTGGGCGCAGCTGCTCGGCCAGGTCTTTCACAAGGGCTTCAATAATGTGTTGCATGTCTTTCTCTCTTTCTGGGTTGCGGCGTTGCGGATCGCTCGGCCTGGTGTCATTGTAAATCTACTTTTATCAACTTGTCAACTGTTTCCACCAAATATTTTATGGAACAGCCAAAAACCGAACAGGCGGGCAATGAGGCCGCCGGTCGGCTTTTCTTCTACAGGTTCGATTGGGGCTTGTCTTCGGGCGTGTTCAAGCGCTCGACGGTCTGACGGTCGCATGGGTTTCTCTCTTTCTGTGATGCCTGGCCATCCAGGTGTTTGTGATCCTAGCACAACTTTTACATACAACTCAACTGTCCACCAAATGTTTTCTCAGCTCGGCCCACGATATGCCCGTCCAGGGCCATCGCGCGAGCGCGGGTGTGTCGATTCCCAGGTTAACCAGGTCAATGGCTTGCTCGCCACAGTACAGCAGCAGCTCGGACTTGCTGGCATGGGCGGTGCCTGGCGGGTGATATTGCACCAGGATGTATGTCGGGCAGTTCAGGTCCGCATGCTTGATGTGAAAGGCCACCTGGTGGGGCGACAGGTTGACCTTGCGGCCACGCTTGACCACTTTGAGCTCCACCATCACAAACACCCCATGCGGGAATGCCATCAAGACATCAGGGATGCCCAGATTGACCCGGGATTCAATCCGGGTGAAATGGCAGTTTGGGATATTTTCCCGGACCCTCTTGTACAGGTTCGCTTCCGGTTTCAGGGCCATTGGTGTCCTCCTCTTCAAGTTCTTCTTCGATCTGCTTGGGGGTCACGTCCACAATGGGACCGGCCTGGGCACCATAAAGGCGTTTGATCTCGTCCAGCTTGCGCTGCACCTCTTCCTTGCTCATGGAGTCAATGGTGCCGTGCCTGATCTCTTTGCGGTCGATGTAGATGGTGCCCAGGGCCTGGCCACGGCGATATTCAGCCTGGACAGCCGCACCATAGGCCCCAGCGGTCAAAGCCTGGTCCCTGATCACCTGGAGGTCGCGCATGTGGCGCTCGAACGTGGTGGCGTACTTCTCGCCCAGCTCGCGCCTTCGCTCTTGGATCGCGGCCACGATGTGCGGGTTCATGTCCGGGTCGGTCAGCTCTCTGGCCCGGGACTGCGCCCAATTGCTGCTGTACCCGGCACGCAGGGCCGCCTCTTTCAAAGTGACGTGCCCATCGCCTGCGGCAAACTCTTCCACAAACTTCCATTCCTGGGGTGACAGGACTTTGGGCTTGTGGGGCTTAACCGGCCGGTTCAGCCGCTCTTCGACCACCGCTGGACGGCCACCCAACTTCTTGCCTGCCAAGAACTTGTCGTCCTTGCTCATCAGGCAACCCTCCACAGCCGCCAGCCTTCGCCGTGCCGTCTGCAGGTAAACCTGGTTCCAGGGTGGCGGCGCGAATACATGTAGGCAGCGCTGCGCAAGTTCTTGATCCATGTGGCGTCCAACACCAGAAAGCTATCCCCCACGTGCATGTCAGGGAAGGGATACCGCTCTCGGGGGTCGACGCCGCCGGGCAAAGGGATGTTCTTTTCGAGTTTCATGGCTACATTGTGCAACAAGTTCACAGTCAACGCAACCACAGGGCCTTCAAGGGCAAATTCAGGGTTCCTATAGACTTTTTTTGATAGATGTATGTTTTTATTTTTCAAAAAAACGATCGCGCGCGCATTTTATGTGAATTACACCTATTGACTATGTGTAATGTACTGTGTTCTCGTAACTCATTGATTTCATTCAACTATTACACCATTACGTCTATTACGTCTAATTTCAAAAAAAAAAAATAAAAAACACTCTTACCCTAAAAAAGTCTATGTAAAAGCGCAAATTGCCGTAAGACCCGTGGTCCGCGCTCCTTTTCCCAGGGTAAACCCTGCCCTCCCCACGCAAAAGGGCCCGTGATCCGTGGACCACGAGCCCTTGCCCCATTCGCATGCCCTGCGCTCTACTGCACGCCCATGCTCTTGCTGTACTCGCCATCCAGCAGCTTTGCTGCAAGGTGGCCGGGCACCAGCTCGCCAAACTCAATCTCTTGGACGTCGCCGACGAACAGGCCGGCGGGTGGCACGTGGAGCACGGGCCCCAGGCACATGACTTTGACGCCGTCGATGGTGATGCAGATGACCTGGACCATTTGCATGGTGGCGGCCAGCTCGCGGATCAGGCCTTCTTCGAGGCTTTGGGGGTTCATGGGGTCACGGGGACCCAGCCTTTGCCGGGTCCGCCGTCCTTGATCCCCAGGTCGAGGGCGAGTTTCTCGACCTCTGTCTTGTGCTTCTCGACTTCCTTGGCCAGTGCTTCGAGGAGGTCGTTCTGCACTTCGATCCTCCTGCGCAGGCTTTGGATGTACTCGGCCGTTTCCAGGCAGGTCAGGGGCTGTGGTGGGTTGTCGGTGGAGAAGGTAGCGATTCGCATGTTGTTTCCTTTCAGAGCTCGTGTTTGTTTTTGCTGGGCTTGACTTTGGGGTGGGCCCGGCTGTGGATGCTGAACTGTTTGTAGGCTATGACATTTTCCTCTCTGGTGAGGTTGTCGTAGGTCTGTGCGGTCTTTGCCCGGAACGCGATGTCCTTGACGAAGATGCTGGGCCGTGGCACGCGGGCCCAGTGGAATGGGCTGTCGGGGTGGCATTTGCATCTCATGGCTTGCTCTTTCTCAGTTTGCGCAGCTCGTTGGCGGCGTGCAGGTAGTAGTTGTGGTTGCCATCGGTGGCGACATGCATGCCTTCCAGCAGGTCGCAGCAGGCGTTCAGCTCTGCTTGGCGGGCTTCTTCCAGCAGGTCGTCCGTGTTCTTGTACACACTCAGCGGGTCGATGCGCTCACCGCCTTTGCTCCAGGCGCTGCCGATGGTCGTGACGTCTTGCAGCATGTCCTTGACGCGCTCTTCATAGGGTTTCGGCCCGGTGACCGTGCCACAGCGTGTGCACTTCAGTGCCCCCGTGCCGTGGTCCGTGAACTGCCAGTTGTGTTTGCACGTGTCTGTCATGCTAGGTTGTCCTTCAATTCAAAGTCGATGAGTTTGACCATGCGGCTGATTTGCTTCATGTACTCCACGGCCTTTTTGTCGTCGTTGACGCCAGCGCCCACCAGGGCAGCGGCTTGGATGAAGCGCAGGTCCGTGAGCATGGAGCGCAGCTCTCGCAGGTCGGAGGGGGTGAGGTTAGACGTCATCAGAACTTCTCCCTGTAAAACTTGCCGATGGCCTCGGCCAGCTCGTCGATGTGAAAGTCACCGCCTTCGCCACCGGCGTCGCTGATCCAGATCATGCCTGGCTGCACGCCGGGGGTGAGGGTCCAGCCGGCCACCTTGACTTCAAAGCGCTCGCGCGCATCCTTGAAGCCCTGGTCATAGGCCACCTGGGCCTTGCATGCCTCTTCGATGGTCATGAGGGTGTACTTCTGGCTTTCTTGCCAGACGAACTTGGCGTTGTTCTCGCCGATGGACTTTTGCTCGGGCTTGCTCAATTCGTTCCACCATTGTGTGAATGTCATCGCTTTTGCTCCTTGAGCCATGCTGCCCAGCTCGCGCAGGTATCAGCACCAAACGATTGCTTGAAGTCAGACTGCAGCTTGACAGCGGCCATTTCCAGGGCGGAGTTCCAGCCTAGGAGATAGTGCTTGTCATCAGCGCTTGTGTTGACGGCGCGATCCACGCTGCGCTTCATCTGCTCTTGCATGCCCGCGACAAATCCGCGCTCATACTCTTCGGTCATACATGCCCCTTTGCCCAGTAGCGCAGGGCCGTGATCCATGATCCTTGAATCTTGTCCAGTTTGGCCTCCAGCAGCAGCACGCTGCGGGACAGGCCCACGTTGGCCGTGGCCATGTTGTCCAGCTCCTGCGCTGCGTTCTTGTTGGCGCGCTCTACGCCTTCAGCGAAGCCCCGCTCGTAGGCTTCCTTGGCCACCTCTTTGAAGGTGCGGCGTTTGATTCGTTTGTCAGTAGTCGTCATCTTGGTTCTCCATGTGGTTAAAAATCTCCCGGCTCAGCCGGTCGTGATCGTTCGGGGTCATCTTGCGCTCCAGCCACGGTGCTGGCCTGCCGTTGCGGTCGAGGATTTCCCATTCCCCTTCGCCACCCTCTTCGGGGTAGCAGCGCTCCGGCGGACCAGAGCGCTGCGCGGGGATGTAAACCTCCCAGTACTTCACGCGGACGATGCAGGGGATGCCGCAGACGCGGGACTCAAACTCTGTCATCTTGCCTCCTTGATCCGGTAGTCATGAAACACCGCGCCTTTAGATTTGTCCCCAACTGCGCAGTTTTTCACCCACACCTGCTTGCCCGACTTGAGCGTTCTCCAATGCCCACGGCGCTCGTGCCAACGCGGGCTTGCATGTGTGCCGCCTTGGTCCTCGGACCGTGGCTTGCGAGGCTCAATTACTACCGTGGTCCA